AAAAGTTATTATTTTGATCGAATTTTCGATTTAAGGAACTTTCTTCAGACTGCTTGGCATCTTATCCAAAAGAAAAAGAAAGTGCCGGAAATAGGCTAAAAATCTAATTTCAAATTAATCTTCTCATTATTTATTCGCCTATTTGCAATATCGAAATATTTTTTGTCAATTTCATAACCTATAAATTTTCTTCCTTCCAAAATAGCGCATTTACACTCCGTGCCACTACCGGCAAATGGAACAACAATTAAATCATCTTTATTTGTCAATGTCTTTATCAACGCTCTTGTAAGCATTTCAGGCTTTACTGTCTCGTGATCTATATTTCTGCTCTTAACATGTTCGTTTTTAAAACGAAGAATTTCATTTAAGGAAAGATAATTATTGAATACACGTGTTTTTATGCTCTTTTTTAAGCTTTCATAATCTGACAACACTTTTGAGTAATCTTCATCTATACCCAAAATATATTGTAAAATTTTCCATTGCTTCGAATTTGGAATATTATACCCTTTCTCCCAATTCGTCACCTGTCCGCCATGATTGACATTTTTATAAAATTTCCCTTGTTCCGCAACTTCATTTATCGACAATTTTCTAATTTCTCTTTGTCTTTTAATGATTATTGAAAATGGGTTTTTTTCAGAAATGTTTTTCAACAAATGTTCTAAAGAGTTCATTTTTGAATACATTAAAATTCGCTCTGTACAAGGAGCAAATTTTCTTAACAAAGGACTATCTTTCAAATTCATAAAGTCCCCTTTATCCCAGACTAAATTATTCAACAAATGAAATTTTTTATCTAAAATAATTTGTGTATAAGCTATTTTATTTGAGCTTCCATACCAAAGAAGCGTACCACTGTCACTCAAAATTCGGAAACATTCATTTGCCCATTTTTCGACATCTACAAGATAAGATTCAAAGCTATTCCATACAAAGTCAAATTTCCCTTTTGTTTTAAAATATGGCGGGTCAGCAATTATCAAATCTGCAACACTTTCTTTTAAATCATTATCTAAAAAATCGGAATTATACAACTTGTTATATATCATATAAACAACTTTATTTGTCTATTATCTAAATTATTAACAACCTTATCAACAAGTTTTTCCCACTTTTCAACTGTTTCAAGGCTTTTAACATTTTGGAAATGTTTATATCTCCTTTGATTATGCCGCATTTGTTTTACCATTTCGACAAATATTTCAAAAGTAACTTCTTTTATATTTTCTGCTTCCTCTATTCCCATATTTTCACACTACTTTCATTTTTGACATTCAAGTTTTCTTTTACCCATTTCAAATCATTTAGTAAAACAACTCTACCAAAGTGCATCAGTAAAATAGCATCAGAGTTCCAAAGCGTTACGTTTACTTCTGGATATAAATTTTGAGCTACTTTTTTATATCTATTTTTCCGATCTTTTTTTGCTTCACTCCAATGTCCACGCAATTTTAATTGACTTTGCCACTTCAACGGATGAACCAAACAAAAAGGAATGTTTGAAAGCGTTATAATTGCTTTTAAATGCTCAAAATTCTGCATCATCTTTTGAATTCGATACAATTTACCCATGTTTATTTGTCCTTCCTCAACACTTATATCATCCATTCTTACAGACACTCTTTCTAAGAAAATAATAGGACTTGAAATTTCTTTCATGTACGAAAGAAAATTGTTTATTTCATCTAAATTCTTAGGCATTTTATTCGTTTTTACAACTACTCCCGGACGCCAAACAGAAATACCGCCGCTCGCTCCGGGATCAACACCTATAACACAGTTAATTTTCATAATTGTATCTCCTCTTTACACATTAATTCAAAAACACGCTTTATTTCTTTTCTTCTCGCTATTTTATAAACAAGGTTGTCTAATTCTTTACATTCCTTGCCAACATTCCGGACATAGGCTGCTGTAAATTTATTAACCAACCCGGACGAAGCTCTGCTTAAAAATTCGCAAAAAGCCTCTTTTCTATCTTCCTCTCTATCAAGATTTATACCTTCGGAGAGACCTATCCGACATAACCATTCATAAACAAACATTTCATCGAAAAAATCAAGCTCAAAAACACCTTTGTATTTAAATTTAAGAAACACATAACGGCATCTATTTTTTATATTTTCGCTTTCTTTTACGTTACTTATAAGCTTATTTTCAGAATTATTCAACCTGTTATAAACGTGTGATATTACGCTGTTTTTTTTGGCTAAATAAGCGTTTAAAACACGTGAAAAATAATCAATGTTGAAATTCTGGTAATGGCTTTTATCTGCATTTCCTGCCTTGTCTTTCGGTAAATAGTTATTTAATTCCCCTATCAACAAAAATTCAAAAGCAATTTTTATTTCGCTTAATGATAGTGTAGAAAAATATTTTTTTAACATGTCTAACAACCTCGTACAAGTGTACGCCCAAATATTTACATCATCTGGTATATTATACCCAACATCAAAAGCAATGTAGCGAAAAAGGCTTCTTGTTTTTTCAATGAGAACATTATCTGGAATTTCTGCAATTGGCGTTTTAACAGATGCATTTAGTATTTGTTTCTCTATGCTTGAACAAATGTTATACTTTATGTCATAGTTAACAATTTTTCTTCTTACATCGATAGCCTTAATATTTCCGCTATTATTCCTGAATAAAGTTATATCACTCATTTTCAAAATCATTTAAAAAATCCATTGCGCCAACGACATTTATTTTTTTACCTTCATGCTTGTAATCTTGCTTTAAATGCAACTTCCCTCTTTCCGAATCTCCCCTAATGAAATTTCTAATTGTCGCAACCCAACCTCTTTTTGTCCTCTTTACACCTTGCTTCGTGTCCGACCAATCGCACACAGCGTTAAAGTAGTAGATCAAATCTATTTTTTTGAACTCCTCACCATTGAACATTTTTTCAAAATCTGAAAAATCCGGCTTGCCATTTTCATTTTTAACGCTTTTGTAAACTTCCGAATTTCGAAAAATGGTTGTTCTTTCTTTTATTTCTTTTTCGTGCGTTATGGTGCAAATTTCATTTGCGCCATTATTATTTATAGTATCTATATTTATAGTATCTATATTATATGGAGTTACGTTTTGTAACCCGCTCTGGGTTACGTTTTGTAACCCGCTCTGGGTTACGTTTTGTAACCCGCTCTGGGTTACGTTTTCTTTGTCTAAAGAGTCATAATTGAACCTATAAAAGCATTTCTTTACAGCCGCATTAACATGCTTCTCGTATTTTTCAATTATTCCCGCTTCGACTAATTTTTTCAACTTGCAGATAACATTCTTTCTATCTATCCCTACCCAATCGGCAATATAATCGATAGAGCCGTTAAACCAAGCATTTCCTTCTTGTGTGTGTCCGAGAATAAGAGCTGTTATTAACAGCTCACTATTTTTCAATTTAAGCTTATTTCTTAAATATCCCGGAACAATCAAATAACTTTCATCTCTCATAATTAAAATGTTTAAAACCTTTACGAATATAGGAATTACTTTTATTTGTTCAAAATATTATTCTTGAAAGAATCTTTTAATTTATTAACATTGTCCTCGCTTTCATTCGGAACAATAGACACTATCGGGTAAACACTCTTGTCGTCTGGCTTTTGAGAAGTTACAAATTTAACATTCATATCAAAAATAATTCCTTTAACAAACCCTCTCCTGCTCAACATCTCATCAAAAACATTTCTAATATTGGGAATAGAGGATAAATAACCTTTTGTTTCAAAACTCCATAATCCTATTACTCCCCTAATTAAGGGAATTAAAAAATTTATTTTTAATGTAATATCCCAACCTTTATAATCATTTTTTGCCTTTCTATTCGGATATTTTTCAGAAATAATTTCCATTATATCGGGATATTTCGCAATTGAAATTTCCGAATACTTTTGCCCCCCCCAAACATTAAAAATTTCACCGTCACCGAAAGCAATTAATTTTCCTTTATCATCCCGGTATTCGTATCTTTCAATACATGCTTCCTTAGCATCATCAGAAATAAAAACAATTTGAATGGTATTAGGCTTATCTCCGTAAACCCTTTTAAAAAGCTCGGAGTACTTGCCAGAAGGAACAAAATAATCAACTCCTTTCGGATAGCCTTTCTCCGTTTTTATTCCAACTTTTATTTTTCCGATAATCGGGAAAGACAATCTTTCTTCTGCAACATTTCTTTTTATCCTTCCATTCATAGTTCTATATCAATTTCTAACAAATCAGAAATTTCATCATTAGCCATTTTAGAGCCATTTAAGACACTTTCTTTGCTTTCCCCTATACTTTCCTTGCTTTCGTCTTTTTTATTTCGTTTTGGCGTTCTTTTGGGCTTTATTTCGCTTTCTTTTTGCTGTTGTTCTATTTCTTCCTCTGAAAAACTTATTTTTTCATCCGGGCAATTAATATTATCATCTTTTTTGCTAACAATTTCAGACAATGAAAGCGATATTACATTATTCGAAAAATCAACATCTTTGTCTAAATCAATAATTCCGGAAACATTTGTGAAAACATTTTCTTTTTTATCATCCTCTATCGCTGCAAGACCTAACAGATAAGGCATTTTATTCGCATTTACGCTATTTGTTTGATCTTTCAAGTTGTATGTAGGCTTTTTTCGCCAATCTTTCGGAGAAAAGTTAAAAACTTTCGTTATTTCCAAATTAGGAAAATTGTAATTCCACATTTCCTTGTAAAAATGCAATTGTATTTCCGCTTCCTCGTAAAAGTTTTTTCTTCCGCTTTTAAAATCTATTATGGCATTTATTCTTTTATCTCCTCCCTGCTTTTCAAGCATGGAACACGGCAAATCAATTGTTCCGGCATAATTTAATTGTTCGTGAACTAAAGAAATTTCAATTGCAAAAGGCTTTACATCGTAATCTAACACAAAGCGGGCAAAAGCTAACACATCCTTTTTAAGATCATCAGCGTAATAAATAAAGTCACTCGGCAAATGATTATCTTCTATATATGTCTTTAACCTATCTTTTAAGGTATCAAGATCATACCTTCTATTTATTAGAAGTTCTTCGAATGCAATGTGCATAAAAGTACCGTAATAGGCTCTTTCTTCCTTGTATCTTTCAGCTTCTTCATAGCCTTTTTCGGCTATCCATTTCATTAAAAAACTTGATTTCGGCAATGTCTTTGACAAAATGGTTGTGACAGAGGGATAAAAATTAGGCAATCCTTCTTCATCGTAACAGAAGTAATATCTATAACCTTTGCTATTCAATTGCCACACTTTTTTCGGAGCTTCAATAAGCGCATTATCATCGAAAAACATTGCTTTCATTTCTTCAACAGTCATTCCCGGAAATATTTCCAACGCTGCACTTATGTTTTCCGATACTTCCCCCAAATTTTCATTTAAAGTTTCTTTCTCTTTCATTTCTTATTTATCCTTTTTAAATCATTAATTCCAAAAACAACCATTACTACACATCCTATAAGAAAAAGTAAGTGTATAGGATTAAAAAAAGATGCTATAAGGGAAATTATAGCTAAAAAGCCAAATAAATAAACAATCATTTTTGCCTGCATTTTGTCCGTCAAAAGCCAATTAACGAACAATTTCAACAATGTTTTAATCTTCATAGCCAAATAAATAATTAGGTGATACTTCGCACATTTCACAAATAATCTCTACCCATTCAGGTTTAAAATACTTAGTTCTTCCGTTACAAAGACTTGTCATATTAACTTGCTGCGCCTGTTGAGAACTGTCACTCCAAATTTTTTCTGCAATGTCTTTTTTGTAAACTTTTTTCCCCTTTGTTTGAGCCTTTGCAATAGCTTCATTAACTCTTAATCTCATAACTATTAATTTTAAATTTAAGTTCTGCAAATATAAAGTTTTTTTTTTGTATTTAAAAAATCACCCTAACAAATTAAAGTTAGGGTGAAAATTTTTAATCATTATACACAAAGACAATGTTTTCAAAATCTTTTTCTTTTGCAAGTCCTTGTTTTATTATTTGAAAATCTTCCTTTGTTACTTTATCTTTTTTATCGGAATAATTAACCACACATTTATTTTGAAAAGCATAAAATATTATATTCCCGACATCTATACCTAATTTAAGAATAGCTATATGCACTCTGGTAGTTCTCATAACTCCTTTCAAATAATCAAACTCGTAACTAATTTTTTGCTCTATTTCCTCTGCTGTCAACATAACTTTTATTTTTTTAGAATTTATCAATCATTTCTAAGTAATCATTCGCAAAATTGAAAATTTGGCTCTTTTCTTCCTCTGTAAGCTCATTTTTTACAAAAACCTCTTTGTCCCCTGAATGATCATAACAATCTAATTCGTTATACACTATTTTCGATATTTTACCATTGTTGAAATAAACAATGTAATTCACTGTGAAATATAGTTCCGAATACGGCGTTTTTAACTCAATATCCGTCTCAAAAGTAGTATCTAAACATCTTTTTATTGTCTCGATATCTGTATTGGCGATAAAATCTGCAACAATGTACTTTAACAAAAACTTTTCTTCTACTCGTATCATATTTTTAATTTTAATGATTATAAAATGAAACTTTAATGCCCCTTCTAAGTTTGATATATACAACATCATCTTTGCTTTTAAAAGCTTTTGATAACATCTTATTTACCATTTCTTGCCCGACTATTTTTATTAACCCATAAACACCAACCAACGTATTTATCTTTTTATTGTTATAAATTCCAGCAACTTTAATCTTGAAAGATTTATTTATTACTGTTACTGAATAATTTAACCCTTTATAAATTTCAAGTTCCATTTTTAATTTATCTTTTTGATTACACGACAAATATACAGCTTATTTTTATTCTACCAAAAGAATAGCTTATTATTTAGTATCAATTAACAAAAAGTTTTGCTTGGGGGGGGCAAAAGTTATTATTTTGATCGAATTTTCGATTTAAGGAACTTTCTTCAGACTGCTTGGCATCTTATCCGGATGAAAAAGAAAGTGTCTTAAAAGGCAAAAAAATAAGCCCGGATAACTCCGAGCTTATAAATGTGAGAGGAAAAGAAAAGTTACTTGATGAAATTATTGGGGTTGCACAAATATAATCATTTTTTTATTTCTATATACTCAACGCCCAAAATTTTTGTATATGGGTTTTTTGAAACAACGTCTATTCGGCTATCTTTTACCTTTTTTGTTTTCCATAAAAAGCCTAAAAACCTCTTATATTTTACCGTTTTGGTAATAATCAAACTATCATTATTTATTAATTCCCCTGTAAATTCTTTATTATCGTCAACACATCCGTTAATCTCTATCCAATTATTTTTTACTCTCAAACAAGGTATTTTTTTTACAACTGTGTCGCCGGGAATTATAACAATACTATCCTTTATATTTCCCTTTAACTTCATAATTGTTTTTGTCTGTGTTGCCAATACGCTTTCAATTGATCTATTGGCGTTTTTCAGAGTCTCAATAACCTTTAAATCTTCACTTCTGTACTTCTTGTACTCCTTCAATTTTAGTTCCAAAACTTCAACGCTTGCCACGTTAAGACTATCCTTTGTTTTATACATCTCAACATCTGAAAGTAATACTTCCGTGTTGTTTTTATATCTGTTTTTTTCTTCTTTCAACTTCTTTATCTTCACATTTTGAAAGAAAATAACACCTATTGAAATGATAAAAAAAACAATTGCCGATATTTTTAGGTACTTATTCATTTTGTCATTCATTAGGCGTATAAATAATTAAAGAGCTATTAGGCGTTTTACTAAGTGTTAAAACATAATGGCCGCCGTTAAATTCAAGTGATGAATTTATTTCATCCTCGTTAATTTCAAGTTGCGTAAAAGAAATAACAACTCCGGATATATACACTTTAGGAATGTTGTGGAACGGATCAGAATTTACATCATCTATAAATTCATCTATTTCTTCCTGTGTATTAGTTACATTCTTCGTGTCCTCTTGATTATCTTCAACAGTAACAACAAACACATCTTCGCAATCATTTATTATTTCTTCTAACAAGCTTGAAGCACTTAAATCTATTTGTGTGCCTTGACTATCTACAAATTCCTTTAGATAGTTGATTTTTTCTTTCTTAGTCATTTTATTTCATTTTAAATTTTGGTATTCCTCAATAGCATTAAAACAAGGACATTCTTTCATCCATTCAAAAGGTTCTATAATGCCATTTCCGTTTAAATCTTTAGAAAAGTCCCTATGCCCCTTTATTGTTGCTTCTGGGTATCTTTTCATCAGCTCTTTTAACAGCCATGTTATCGCTTCTTTTTGCTCTTTTGTTCTTGTATCTTCTGCCTTTCCTTGTTCATTTAACCCGCCAACGTAACAAATGCCGATAGAATTACTATTGTGCCCGGAAACATGCGCCCCAATTTCAGAAATATAACGTCCTATTTCAATTTCTCCATTTTGCAAAATAACAAAATGATAACCGCATGTATGCCCGCTCTTTTGCTGCTTTTTAAAGCCCCTATTTTTATGCCATACATCTAATATTTCAACATTACATTTCACGCCCAATTTAGTAGCACTGCAATGTATAACTATATCTGTTATCTTTCTATCGCTTTTATCTTTCTCTAAAGCTGTTAAAATGCTATTTCTATCCATTTTGTTTGTCTTTATCTATTTCGTTTATCTCATCCTTGTATTTCTCGATTATAGGCTTCCAATAAGAAGGCATCGCCCGAGTAAATTCCAGCCTTAATATATGAAAAATAATTCTTAATGCTACATTTTTCGGATAAGCTTTTATCAAATTTTTGAACGAATTTGTCGCATACACATAGATAAAAACGTACGTTAATGATTTTATCACAAAATAGGCTTCTTTTTTATCTCCGCATAGAATAACTATGCTATAAAGCACATGTATAATAACAAGATAAAGACAAATTTCTAACAAAGCATTTTTGAACTTGCTAAACTTGAAATTTATACATCTCGATATTGAAACACCGTCTGCTCTCATTCCGGCAAATAGGTTAAATGCAAAAGCTATTATAAGCGCAAATATGAAATTGCTTGTTGTTGTCATATATGCAATTATAGGACTTGTTACCGTGACGAAAATAATTCGCAATTGCTCTAAATTAAATAATCTATCCATACAATTAAAATTTTAATCTTTCAATAATTCTTTGAGCTATTTTTTCAAAACCTAAATCACCCGGATGAGAAGCAACACCTGCACTTACTGTTATTGTTTCATATCCTTGCCAACTTACAGTTTTATTACTTGAACTATCTTGATAACTATTTACCGTTATCTCGCTTATATATTGTTTGCCTTCAACAGTAAAAGTAATTTTCAGTTGTGTAGCAGAAATTATTTCTAAAGTGTCATAAACAAGGTTTTGACTCTTCACTGAATCATGCGTTATCACTGTCCCTATTTCACTTTGATTCTCTTTTGTATTCAGATCATTTATTTCGATATATATGCCTCCATATATTTTTATGGCCTCTTGAATAGTTGCCCTAACTTCGTTATTTACATACCATCCATACACCCAAGCAACACGAGCCTTTGGAGCAATTTGTCGTATATTATGAATAAGCGTGGAGCAACTACTCTTAAATGTCGTTCTTTTCAATTCCGTATTTACATTATCACCCAGTTGAACAACGACTAAATCGGTGTCTGCATCAAGTTCTAACTCTAAAATATCTTCTATCCACGCATTACTTGTTGTGATACTTTCTGCATCTTCAAAGCCTGTTCCTGAAAGTTGTTTTGAAGTATAATTCCTCGACCCGAAAGCCAATATATGCTCTTTTATGATGTCGTAATAATCTTTTGTTTTATCGGTTGCATTCATTCCAAAATCTCCATTACCCAACAATAAAGAGTTACCGATAAATAACGCTTTTTCCGGATATAACGGGGTTGTTGTCACTACTCCGTTGTTCCCAACCAATACTACGTATTTAGTTCCATTTGGGGAAGTCAGGATAATATCCGAACTGCTTTCCAAAGACGTTACTTTCCCTTCCAAAACTGCTATCTCTTTTTGTAAATCGGAGATTGTTTCCGTAAGATTTTCTGTTTGCCCGATTGGATATTGGGCGCAAATGAAATTCTTGACGTTAACTATACTTTCTTTATTAGCAGCTACTATCAAATAAAAATTAGTTTGATTATTATATACAGAATGATAAGCCGGATCAAATTCAAAACTGTTTTTACCAACTTGTAGCTGTTGAGCTTGTAATTGTTTGTCTCCATTTGCTCCAAACAGATATACTGTTACTACACCACTTAAAATCGATTGTATTTCTATATCTATTATGCAATGGTAGTTTGGGTTTGGATTAAAAGTTGTTGTTCTTATACCTCCTGAGCCATTTTGTTGCATATTCTGAAATGTAAATCCATTTTTACCATGATACTCTGTAATGACTCCATTATTCCACGAATCTATATTAGCGTTGTCAACATTTTTTATATACCCCGCTTTTATGTTATCCGTTGTTATTTCTACATTTTCCAGAATAGAAATAAATCCGAAATGATCTTTCAGTACATCGTCATTAAGTCTTAAGGGTTTCATTGCTTCTTGTTTCCCATGTTTCCATAGTGTCCAATCAACAACGATAGATAAATTACCTGTTAACCCATTTTTATCTTCTACTGCTTGATTCAAAACATAGGATAAATTGTCACCTTTTAAACTTACACTTATATAATTGAAATCTTCCAAATAATTTCCGTCTGCATCTGTTTCATAAAGTATTACCGTTTTTATGTCTGTATGAACAGAGATTGGTGACCAATAATGCGGGTCACTTTCCGTACCCAAGATATTACCCGTTATTTTTATATCAATTATAAAGTTCTCCAAATCTTTGTAATATTGGCAAGCATCTGAAATTTCTTTGTTGTACACGGGCGTTCTATACATCCTGTTAAAAACATCCACTGACAATGGTATTCCCGTTTCAAGAGATTCCCAACTGCCACTATCATTGATAAAAATAGCTACCTCATCTGTTACCTGTAAGTTGTCAAAGTACCTATATGTTCCGGCGATAGTCGCTATATAGAAAACCTTTGAGTCAGGATTTCCGGGATTTAAATTCAAGGCTGCCAGACCTTTAAACGTTGCTCCATTACCCAGATAATCAACCATTAGAGCTAAAATATTCCCGAGAATATCTCCGGTAATTTCATTGTTACCGTTATTTCTAATAACTTGCGCTATTGAGCTTTTTAAATTTTGATAATTCCCCATTTTTAATATATATTAAAGTCGTTATTAAAGTCGTTATTAAAGTCGTTATTAAAGTCGCCGCTATTCGGCATTAAATAACCTCTGCCAATCTTTTTAACCACTGTATTTGTTTGGAACTCAACAGTGACACTTGCTAAATTACCTTGCGTTTGCCACTGTGGAGTTATTAAGAAGCTATCGCAATTATATACTTCCCCATATTTATCAGTAATCTGAATGTGATCTGCCATTCGTATCAACCTCATCACATCGCAAAGGTATTCAGGAGCTAAAATAACAAATTTATAAGTCTTTTCAGATATTTGTTTTTCCGGAAAAAAGAAGCCATTCCTATCTTCTCCTTCTTCTTCAAATTCGTAATCAGGCTTTCCAAGCTCTGCACACAAATATAAAATATTCCTGAATAAGGGATTTTTGTAAACTATTTGCCCGTTATCAAAAATAACATTTTCATCATCGTACCATTCCAATTTTAAATAGCCTTCGACACTATTTACAACTGTAAATACTTCCGAATAAATAATATCATCTCCCGTATTAAAGGTTATGTAATACATGCCTTCGCTTATCTTTAAATCCATAACAACATTACCCGGATAAACAATAACATCATAACCGAATTGTTCAAATTCCACAAGCTGCAAGCCCGTTCTTTCAACTTCCGAAGTTATGTCTTTTATGTGCTTTCCATTTTTGTCATATAGATTTATTTCAGGAACATAAGTAATGCTATGCTCTCTAATTATTTGAAAGGGGGGCAAAAAATTATTCAAACAATATAACGGATAAACTTCTCCGTACGAATAACTTCTCCTGCTGTATTGCATGTCCCTTTTTTCATAGAAGGGGAGAACACTTAAATTGTTGTTTTTATTCTGTATCATATTTCAAAGTTGCTTCTACTGTTAACGAATTAATTCTTAGCTTAATACTTTCTACTTGACCGTTGCCCAAACCCGTTTTAACTAATTGCATAGGGTTAATTTTGGTAGGTGCAGGATAAATTACAGTTTGCTTCTTTTTTCTTTCTATTCCATAAACATCCGATTTTTCTTTGTTTATCAGAACATCTGTTGCGGGTAAATTATATGTCCAATAAAGCGGTTGAAGGCTTGCAAAAGACATATAACCATTTTGTAACGTGTAATCTCCGCCGTCAATGCGCATTTCTACAAATGGCAATTGCCATGTATCTGTAACGTTTAAATTGGTTATTTTGAATTTCTGTACACTTGAACAATAAAAGCCAAAAGTAGCCGCATCTCCCGGTATTTGAACGCTTAAATTTAATTGATTCCCACCTTCGGCAATGTCTATTCTTGATTGATAACCAATATCAGCACCAGAAGAATTAAAAAAGTGCACTCTTAAAAAACCAGATGCTTCGGCAACACAATTACCAATTATCAACGCTTTGTGTCCTCTGTATAGAGAATTAATTTCGTATGTTGGCGTTGAATAACCGCCGCTTTCATATTGATTTTGCGAGCCGTAACCGAACGAGTCTGGGTTTATCATTGCGTTTGGCGATATAGCCGCCATTATAACAAAGCCGTCGTCGCTAAAAGCACCGGGATTTAAAAGCATCATATCTATATCAGAAGAAAAATTCGACACATTTACTTCTTCTATTTTACCGGCGGTTACATATTTCGACAAAATTTCAATCGGATAGCCTTCAAATATTTGCGAAACTTCGTCCATCCAAGAAAATTGAAATCTCTCTGCCATGTCTATTTTGTCGAATTTCCAACTATTTGTGCCGAACACATACTTTTTACCATTCCGAACATTTTCTATTTCCGTTAAATCAACGTTTATTATCGGCAAATAAGAATAAGAGCCTCCATTTTTAAACCACTGTATATGCTCTATTTTAAACTTGTTATCTTCTATATACCAATAACATTGAAAACAATTCTTTAGCATGTTTGTAAACGACTGCAAAGTAATTGTTCCTCGCTGTGCGGGCGTTTGATATTCCCCAGCCAAAATGTTTGTTTTTTGAGTAACAAATAGATTAAAAATTAAGTTTGAAATAGGGTTTTTTCCGCTATATAAGAACTTGCTATATTCTTCCGTACCTTCATGTTTTATTTCTGGAGCTATTTCTTTTAAAAGAACTGAAATGCAAGACCATAAAGGGTAAGCATCTTTCAACGTATAAGGAGACCTACCATTCTCCTCTATATATTTGTCTGAAAAAGCAAAATCAAACCAAATAGACACATAACGCCAATTTGATTGCGAAATAGGATAGAATTTTTGCCCGTATAAGGTATAAGGCGGTAAAAAATATCTCCCATTCTCTGACTTCCCCCATTCTGTCGGCTCATCCGAAAACCTTGCAGAAATTTCGGCAATGTCTATCGCATAACCTAAGCAATAATGATAATTTCTATTATTCCCAACTATATCATCTCCGCTTAAGGGATAGGTTGCAATACCTAAAATACTACTGACATCTAACAAATACCTCGCATAAATGTTATATGTTTTCAAAGAACAATGCGCTACACCTGTTGCAAATCCCGAAAAAGGCGACATATCAAAGTTTATATTATCTACACTTTCTCCGGGAGCAAGGCTCTTAATATAACCGAAAATAGGCACTTTATCAGATGTTCTCTGAATAGTAGCTGTAATTGAAAAATTGGCTGAATAGTTTATATAACATTCATAACCGTTACTGTTTTCTGGGTATAAATAACCTGTATAACTACCACCAGAAAGAACATTCATTTTACCACTGTATAAGCCTGCACAATCTGAGGGAGTACCTTCAACAGTTATGTTTATTTCGTTCAAAACATTACATAGCGCAAAATGGAATGTGTTAACAAGCGCATTTTTATCCCCATTCGGCGAAACATCTTGCACCCAATTTTCCCCCCCCAAGAAGCAAGAAATAATACTCTCTCCGGGCAAATAAACCTGAATTAAAGGTCTTTTATATATAGTTATTCTTTCTATCGCCGGAGCAAGTTCTATCAAGTTGTATTCTTTTTCCATTCCTGCCAGAACATCGTTATATTGGTCGTAAACATCTGGCTGCACGGTTATCATTTCATCATCGGCATTAAATTCGCAATCTGTTTTCATGAACTTACCGATAAAATCATTCTCCCAAGTCAACCTATTATCTTCTGACTTGAAAATATAGAAATAGAAAATAGTATCGAAAGTCTTATCATCGATAAAATGATAATCTTGTTTTAACAATGAAATTTTTCCAGATAATTTTTGCCTATAAAAATTCTGACTTGTTTCTAACTCATAGGTAATACTAAAATCATCGTTATATACCGGAAATACTTGTTTTATAGCATATATTTCTAACCCATTCTCCTGCAGATAATAATCTCTAATCACTGAAATTCTCGCATATACAGCCCCTTTGGGAGTCATTACGTAACCGCTTGCTCCGTGTCCGTCAGCAATTCCATCAATATAATTGTAATTTTCATCATAAAAAGCCCCAGCAAATATAGAATTAATCATTAAACACATACTTCCGGAAACATCCATGTAATCAGTAGAATTAAAGCCAACAAGCACCAGTAATTCTCCTGTACTTTCATTTACAGAATAATCTACTTTATTCCCAGAAGCATTGTAATCAAAAAGATTTTTACTTTTTGTGTTTATACCAAATTTATAATAAGGGTTCATTTCCGTATCTTTCTTTTTAAGTTCTTATATATAAGAATGATATTTCCTTGACTATCAACTAACATTTTTGTTTTATTTTGTTCTTTGATCTTCCGGACATTATCATTCAATTCGGTTATATCTGTCTGGTTATTTACATTTATTGAAAAGCCATTTTGATCGTCATAGATGTTCATATATTTTTTCTCAAAAGTGCCGCTATTCAAAGACTTTATAATGTCAGGTATTATTCTGCCATACCTTCTCGAATTTCTTTTATTTATAACAGCAAAAAATTCTCCCCCTTCGGCTCTCCTTCTTGTTCCGTCAGGTTTCATCCCTAAGTCGATGTCATTGCCGCTTTGGTGACTTCCACCCTTTAACAGCTCAACTGTACCCTCTCCATAACTCTCCTCTTGTTGAGCCGCTTTTGTCAATTGTGCAGCTTTTATTTTTGAAGCTGCGAAAGAAGCCCACATTACAGCTATTGCGGGTAAAGCTCCTAAAAAGCCCATTTGTGCCCAAATTAACGCTGTTGCGGTAACAAGGCTCGATGCTTGTTGAGCTGCCTGCATAGCTTCCTGTTGTTTTTGCGCACGCTGTTGTTCTTTCAATGCTTTGTCTTGATTCCTCTTTGCTAATTCAAGCTCTCGTTGTGCCATTTCTACATTATTGGCATAACCATTCGCACGTGCTTGTAATTCTGCATCTAATGCACTTTGCGCACTATCAACCTCTTTATCTGCTGCTTCAACAGCAGCATTAGCAATTTCTATTTTCTTTTGTAAATAACTATCTAATTGCGAAATAGCAAAAGAAACAGACGTTGTTATTGCCTGTTTTTCATCATCATTTAAATCTAAGCCAAAAATATCGTAAATGTCTTTTTTATCTCCCCCTTTTTTTTGGGTATTTTCGATCTCTTTTTCGATTTTAGCAATCGTGTTTTGAATAGTTTGTATCTCTATCTCCGAAAGGCTTCCAGCATATTTTTTATTCAGCTCTATTACCTTTTGTAATCTTTCCTTTTCAGCGTTCAATCGGTATAATGTTTTTTGTTTTTCAGTACTTTCAAGCAATTCAAATTCGCTCTTTGAAAGCTCTTGTTGTTTGCTGAAAATTGCAAGTTGTTCGTTTATATATGTGTCTGCAACACTTTGCTCCCTCTGTCCAAATTCCGAAGTTATTTCACCTTCTGAACGTCTTTGGCTCGGAGCTTTTTGTTTATTTTGCAACAACGCTATTTGTTTTTCTTTCGCTATTAATTCCCTTCGCAATTTAAGTTCTTCTTCACTGCCTTCGCTTATAGTGTTAAGCTGCAATTCTAAGCTTTTCTTTTCAAGTTCAAGCCTATTTAATTGCCTTTCATTGTCTAACTTTAATAAAGCTTGTGTTTGCTGCTGCTCTAATGCCTGTATAGTTTTATTGATGTCCTCTTTGTTTTGTTTTGTCAGATTTTTTTCTGTTAATAATTGATGCTTTAAATCTTCTATCTGTCTTTGATATTGATTTTTTATTTGAGTTTCCCTCTTTTTCCAATCGTCACTTTCCAACTTTAAAAGCTCATCTTCAAGCTTTCTTCTAATCTGTATATTTTTTTTGTAGGCATTTTCTATCTCTTTATCGGTACTTGTTACCGCTTTTGATTGATAATTATTTCCTGTGTCTTTGCTTCCGCTCGAAGATGTTGTTACCGGGATAGTTATAGGTTTAATCTTCTTATTTGCGTTTTCTATCCCCTTTTGAACATTTTCTGTTATATCTTTTACTTGATTGGCAACTAATGTTTTGTAAGAGTTAGCATAATCGGCAAAGCCTTGTTTTATAAGATCAAAATCTAATGTAAAAGCCCCTTTTAATGTTGTTCCGAAGCTCTTTACTATGTCGATTAAAAAGCCGAAAATATTTCCAATAGTATCTACTCCATTTTTAAAGCTTACAACTATGCTTTGCCACAACGCCCGAAAAGCTAAGCTGTCATTATATAGCTCGATGAAGTAATTAATTATCGAAATAACACCCTTTATAATGGCAGTTAACCCGTCATTAACGAAAACTTTCGCTCTGGTCGTTAATGTCTCGAAATTACCACCGGTAAGATCAAACAAGCCGGAAAGAGCATTTTCCAATTCAAGTTGACTATTTAATTGCTCTTCCTGCAATTGTCCTAAAATGCCTGCTTTGTCTTTTACTTCGTCTAAATTAGTTGAAATATTCCCGAGCGTCCTGAGGTATTGTAATCCGGCATCCTCTCCCGCACTACCAAATATATCGGCAATAGCTGTACCAACTTCAGTGGCACTATCAGGTAATTCATTTAATTTCAAGCTAACTTCTTGCATAACATCGAAGGTCGTCTTTGAACCATTTTGCAAATCTTTCTGAACTTGCTCCGAAGATATACCTATACCTTCCAATGCCGAAGCCGTTGCCGTTGTCATTTCTCGCAAACGTATGTTTGCTTCTTTTATAGTGTCAATACCTTTGTCTGAGAAAATACCTTGCTTGTTTGTTTCCGCTATAATGGCAATAAATTCATCTGCCGAAATTCCTGCTTCTTTAAAATACGCCGGGTATTCTCTCAAAGTATCTAAAAATTCCCCATTCGCATTAGCTCCAGAAACAAAGCCGTCCTGAATGAGTTTTAACGACTCATCAGCACTTATTCCGAATTGCTGAGCAACAGCATTCGAAGCCATTAATGTTTCTTTAAAATCGACATTAAAAGCATCTGCAACAGCTTGTACATTATTTCTAAATGCTTTCAAGTCGTCACCTTGTTTTCCCGTGAATTGTTGAGTTAATCTTGTAGCTTCTACTAACCCGGCGTTATAATCGTACCACCATTTAAAGCCTGCTCCGACTCCCGCTATTCCGGCAATAGCGATAAAAACAGGATTACTCAACAAACCCAATAATGTTTTTCCCAAAGCTTTCGCACCGTCACCTATACCGGCCAAAACGCTTTTCGCATCTTCTCCGCCGCTTCCCAATTTCAAAAGACTTTCACCGAAAGAATTGTTTAACCCTAAAGCATTTTTTAAATTGTCGCCGTATGAAATTATTGCATCAGAAGCTTTTTCATAATTCCCGACATTTAATTGATACTTTCCAGTAGCCTGCTGCAAGCGGTTCATTTCTTCATATAACGCTCTTGTTTGCTGCTCTAATTCTCGCCCCTCTTTTGTCGCTTCTCTCTCCTCTTTTGTCATGTTGTTGAGGTATATTTTATTGAGCGAATATTGAGCGGATAATCTGTTATAGCTACCTTCAACCGATTGGTTGATTTTTACCAACAATTGGTTTATTTGATTTTGCTCTCTGGTTGCTTGCCTTAACTCGGCTAATCTCTGCGCATTCTCGCTTTCCGCAAAAGCTAATTCCCGTTGTGCTTTGGCTAATTTGTCGGCATCATCCGCCGCTTTTTTCGTTGCCTGCCTTCCTTGTTCCGTTGCCCCTGACACATTCTCCAAGCTTCCAGCAAGTTTTACAGCCTCGCTTCTTATGTTCTTTAACGCATTTGTATAAGTGTCTGAAAGCTCATCTAATTGCTTTATCAATTCCGTTATCGAATTGTCCGGGCTTACAAGATCGCTGTATTTTATAGGGTTATTATTATTTGCCATTCCTTTTATTTTTATGCTTTATTTTCGATATTTCGCATTTTTATTTGTCGTGCGTTAATTTGTATGCCTGAATAGAAATAATTCAACACAAGCCTTTATTTATACTTTTTTGAACGTCTCATCTTTCTTGCTTCCTCTTTTATATATTCAAAGCTGTTGTAAAATTCCAAAACACTCATTTTTTTAGCATTAACATGCAAGTGCTTAGATAGCATTAAACACATGTTTTCGAATTGCTTGTCGTAATTAACCTCAAAATTTCCATTTCCGGAGAATTTATTGGGCGAAAAGTAAGTTATTAACTGTGTCGTTATATCTTCTATCTCTTTTAATGTATCTTTTTCATCGTCCTTGTTTATTATGTTTTTTAAAATTAAAAGCGTCCTTTTCCGTAATTTGTCGTAATATTCCTTTATTTCCGAATTTTCAAACAAAGAAGGAAAATACATCATCATTTCTTCATCTATTTTTTTTTTTGAATCTTCCAAATGATTCATTATTTCATTATTCGGAACATCTGAAAATTTTTTAACAATTTCTTTTAATGCTTCATCCGACATATCATTACAAATAACACCGTTTATTTTATAAACAAGAACGGCAAAAGCCAAATGTTTAGGAGATAGTCCCATTTGAATAAAGTAAACATTCTGCCTTAAATTTTCTATCTCGGTAATAGCTAACTTGTTATTATTTGTACCTATATATCGCAATGCTTTTTCTATATGCCTGTCAAAATCGTTAAGATCAGAACCAATACCCGAATCTATAAGTAGCATTTTATTGTACTTGTGAAATCTGGTAATAGGCAGCTCCTCTATATTATCATAAATTTCAACAGACATATTTTTTATTTTCACTTTCTTCATAGCAATTTCCTTGTTATCATAGTTGAAAAAAACGGCACTGCCAACACTCGTAAATCAAAGGTAAACACAAATAAAATAATAGCTATGATGCAATTTACCCACCACGACAAACAAAAATTACAAAGGCTCATTTTATGAAAAAAATTATTTCCATATACCTGTAACCATTCTATTACTCCCCATTTATAAGATAAATTCAATATAAATGCAGAAATTAAAGAGCTTAAAATTATATACTCAATCATAACCGAATAATTTTTAATAACCCCATAAATTTAATAACTCTTTTACTTTTTCTTCGCCAATATACAAGGGATATTCTTTCGAATCTCTTGCCTTTGATTTTTTCAAAATATTTTCCACAATTTCGGCATGAATTAAAGTTTTTGATCCATCTGGGATTTTTAGCCTATACATTAAATCTTTATCAATGTTTACAAGATCAAGCGTTGGTACTTCATACATTCTTATCATAATAATTTCCCGTTAAATTGTAAACTTGCTTTGTAATTTTGTTCAATTTCTTCATCCGTTAATTTCCTCGTATATGCAAGGAAATCATAGATTTTAACCTTACACGAATATCTGGGTGGATTTGCATAAAAATTACCTGCTCCAATACATAAATTATATACATATTCAGGATTATTTATCAAACCGCCAGTATTCCCTAAATATATATTCAAAATGCCTTTTTCTAACGAGAAATCTTTTGTGTATAATTCACTTCCTAAATTAGATGAATTAAAATAACCATAAATATTGTTAGCTGGAATTTTGCCATTAGAGATACTCCCGAATAACGATCGGTCATTCCCAATCATAGATGTCAAGCTATAATAAGGAGATTGTTTTGTGTTTACAATATCTTCACAAACAAGAAGTACAGATTTTGTAGTAACGTCTGTCCATGCGACATTACTGAAGTCATCTACCCCGTCATATTGGATATAACCGTCTCCGTAACCCGATTCCGGCGTATATGCGAAGTTTTTATTTTCTAAATCGTTACCATTACCCGACATATCTGGTAATATTTCTTTGTTCTCATCATTATTCGTTCTTCCTCTCCCTGTATAATAAGCAAGTAATCCTTCTTTTATGTAATCTAATACTTCGAGAACAAGACAATTACATGATAATTTTGGGGCTAAAGAATCAGTCGTCATTATCCAAGTTTGATCTTTATATGTCTCAAAATCTTTGTTCAAAGCTAATTCTTTTGTTTCAGGAGTTTCAACGACATAGTAAAAGATTGTGCTTTCATCCTCAATCATAGCCTTTAAATCATCTTCTGTTGGATAATCTTTTATATCATAAACTATAAAAAAGCCGTATAAAATGCTATTCGTCCAAACACCATATACATTGTTCCACTTATTGCTCGTTGAATCACCTGTATAATAAAACTTGTTACATATAAAATTAGAAATTGACCTATTAGCTTTATTTCCCAAAGGAGTACCATTTACACGAACACTTCTTAAATCTCCGTTACTTTCTCGAATAGAAAAATGTGTAACCTTAAAACCTCTGCTTATATTTATACGAGTAGTTTTTTCCCATTTATTATCATAGAATTTTACACTATCATAATGCCCGAAAACAGAACAAAGTAGTCCTGTATTCAATTCTATTTTTTTGTTAATAGCATCTTCTATTTCTCCAAAACATAAGTTAATAGGACTTTCTCCCACTGAAATAGGGTTGATAGGATTAAATGGAGTTGCTTTACCTTCTTGTATCGTTTTTCCGTGAATCTCAAAAGATTTAATATTATTTCCTTCTATTGTATTCCAAACAACAAATTTTTCTCCTGAAGCCACTACTTCAACAAGTGCATTTACCAAATTTACAACTATATTTTGCGGGCTTTCAAGGAGTGTAAAAACAAATCTCTTTCCATTTTCAATCACATCTCCTTCATACACTTTTCCATTTACGGAAATATTTTCAACTTCTTTGCCTTCAACCGGGTAAATATCAAATACCACATTTGAGCCTAAAGGATAACTGTTACCTTTTACCGCTTCTTTTCCGTTAATGGTAAAATTATAACTATTTATTCCTTCTTCCTCAAAAATAGGATTAAAAACAATGCCAGAAGGAATAACCATTCCGCAAGATTCAGAGACTTCTAACATGCCTTCAAATCTAAAACCTCCATAAGGCTGCATTAAGAATTGATTCTCTGTTTCATCCAAAGAAAAGCCCCTGAAAATATTTTCGGATAACTCATATATTCGATTAACCGTTATACGTCCTTTTTTAAGCCAAAAGCCCCCATTTAAGACGTCTAATATCTGCTTTTTAAGTTCTTCCTTGTTTCGTTGATCTGCGCTATTGTATATGCGGTTAAAATTGAACCAAAATATCAGGGAAAAATTTGTTTTTATCCCAACATTTATTTTCGCTTCCCAAGACACATTTTGGGGATCATCCACCCAAAAAAAACAGAAATTCCCGATATCTGAACTGGGAGAAATTTCCATATATTCATTTCCTCCAACATAAACATTTGGAGTATATATTTTCCTGTTGTTAGTGTCAAATTTTACCAATCTTTCAGCTCGCCCGAAAACATAATCTAACCAACCTATATTTTCTGCTAATCCTTTTTGAATATTGGAAATTATGGAATCTAACAATTCCGGGTTATCAATTATTGGAACTTTTACTTTATTCATACAATATTTCTTTTGTTTTTTCTAACAAATCTGGGTATATATATTGCCAAATAAGGGTACTTAAATTCTCATCTGTTAACCCTAAAATTTGACGTCCATACATTTTTATCAAATGTTCCGTTTTAAAGTCAGAAGCTTTTATTTCAAAGCTTTCTTTCCCAACTTCCAAAAAAAAGCTACTTTCAAAATCCCCTTCATCCCTTAAAGTAACTCTATTTGTAGGTTGCCCCTTTGCTTTCTTTATCTCTATTGTTATCTCTGAATAAGGTCGGTAGTCCATTATACTAACGCCCAAGTTATTAACTCCTTGTTCGTATAATTGTTCTTCCGCATTCATATCGACAATATAAGCCTCATTTTCATAGATAATATTACTTATAATAACACCTTCTGAAAGCTGCCTATTTAGTTTTTCCGCATTATTTCTTAACCTCTGTATAACGTCCATTTGACTAAATAGCTAAATATCTCACTCCTTTATTATTGCAAGTAAGGCAAACACGATCTAAGCCTTTAGTATCGATACTTAAAGCTTCAAATGCTTTTTTCAAGTCATTTCCCAAACCATTAGCTCTAATACCATTCGTATTGCCGTCAAGCTCATATAAAATGTCTAATCTCGTAACATTTGATTGATTCCTGTTTACTCGCACATTCGGGTTCATTGCCAACGTACGCAAAGCAATAAAGGCTACTTGTTTTTGTATAACACTTTGGAAAATTAGACGTTGAGAAATGATAAAGTCTGTCAAGTCGCAACCTACTGTTATTTCACAATTAAGCCCGTAATTAACGGTATTCGTGTACATTGTTTGCGAAATATCCCACAATTCAGGATTTTCGGCAAAATCAGAAGGTGCATTATACATAAAAGGCGTTACCTGCATGTATTTCGTCAACTCTCTCCAGACCTCAACAGAGCCGACATTACACGTTCCGCAAGGCTCTCTACTCCAATCTTTAGAAACGTTTATCGCTTCCATTCCTTTAGGTAGTTCATCTTGATTATAACATAAATACCAAGAGCCTCCCGAATTTATTCCGCTACTTATATACGGTAAGTAACAATCAACATCGAACCATTGAAAGCCCCCATTTTTAACAATAAAGTTTAGTTCAAATGTTTTAATTGGGTCTATTTTTGAACTATGGAAAAGATACAACTTTACTATTCCTGTTGCTCCTGTCATTTGTAAACCAATTTTCCCAATCTTTGTAGTAACACCCATTGATCTAACCGGAGTTATTTCAAAGCCTACGAGCTTATGAGTGTTTTGTAACGTTGCTCTTATTCTACCCGCACCGTCAAATAATGTTCTCCTTTCTAATAAATCTTTCGTTTCCTTACCCAACTGCTTTATTTGGATAAAATTCAGGATAGCGGTATTTATTCCGCTAATTGTTAGATCATTCAGGTAATCAGAAAAGACATCGTATTTTTCCCAATACAAAGAACCTTCTTCAGGTATTTGTCCGATATTCCCCTGTAAAGCTTTCCAAAACTTTTTTTCGCCATACAAAACAATATCGCCGGAATTATATTTTATACCTTCTTCCCATTCGGGATATTTGTAGAAATAATCATCCGGCATTATAGATCGCATATTTTCCAAAGTTACCAAAGGGTGCGCATCCTGAAAATATATACCACTTTCGGAAATAGTCAAGCTCTCACTTATTTTTCCTTGTGGGTTTATAGATTGACGCCAACCAACAACGTTTTTAAGTTCTTCGTTAATCTCGTTTAATCGTATCATAACTATAAAATAAAAAAAAAGAAAAGGGGAAAAGGGACAAATCCCAATCCCCCTAAACCAACATGTTACATAAATTATTAAGCTCCGCCCGGAAAACTTGCTGCATTTGTTACATATACGGGCATTCCAAGAGGTTCATTTGCTGCTCTTGAAGCGATTTCGGCTTTTATGATAGGATTAGCAACCTTTGCAGCATCACTATTGTATGCTACTAAGAAAGCAACATCAACACTAAAGCCAAAGTATTCTTTAACAGCGCAAGTTAAGTCCTCAGTTGCTGCACCCATAATTGAAGATTGATCTCCAACGGCTGTATAATAATGTGAGCCAACCGGCAGGTCTATCAACGGCAAACGAACAACATCCCATTCGTGGAAATTAGCCTTTGTTCCTCGAAGTGCTTCGCGATCAACACGTGTTAAGACTCCAACATTACCGTCTGCAACAGCAAAGAATGTTCCGTTTTTACTCGCTTCATTCAACACATTGTTTGTATAATGAAGAACTTTATTATCGTATTCCATGCGTTTGTTAACATCGTTGTAAACGCCATGTTGAGCAAGCTTTCTAACCAAGCTATCAACTCCGGCATTACCGATAATGTGAATCATTTCCGGGTAACAGTTAGCACGCATAATAGGGTTAATGTCACCGAGAATTTCAGTTGCCATTTGTGTCGGAACTTCGATAACATTACCTTGCTTTGTATAATTCAACAAGTCTTTAAATACCTGTGTTTTGTTTGCTTCTAATGCGGCAATAGCTCCCTTATCCAAAGTATCAGCCAACGCACGAGTTATTTTCTCTAACTTTCTAAAGAAGTCGTGTTCGTACGTAATTTCATTATTCATATATGCTGCAGGAGTCATGGTAAACCCAACTGCATAAGTAGCCCATACAATTGTATATAATGCCGAAGTATTTTCATCATCCGGAATTACACAAGAACGAACGTTGTAAACCTGAACATCGCCGTCATAATTAATAACGGGTATTTGCACTGTGTTACCAATAGACGCAAATGCTCTGTCTCTTAAATTTTGGCTAATAATCGAAGTAGGTGCGTTTGTTTGTTCAATGAAAAAATCAAGTGCTCCATACTCGCAAGGACGGGTCATATTCCTATCAAATTCAGGATTTTCAACCCGCCAATTTTGAAGTCTCGTTGCTACTAAACTCATAATTTTTGTTTTTTAATTGTTAATAAAAACGGGTTTACCCTTTACCCCTGTATTTGTTTATTTTTCAGGCAATGAAGCAATGTTATTATCTTTCCATGCCTGCGACATTTCATTTTCAAATTTCTCCGAACCAACGGTGAGACCTTTTGCCAACAAAGAGCTTTTAATTGCTTCAAAAGCTTCTACTCGTGTCTTAACACCTGAAATATCCAACGCAAAAACATGCCCATTGTTATTCGGAGTGTTTGTTCCTGTGCCTGTTTTTGTTCCGGGTTTTTCCAACACGCCAAGAGCTTCAAGCTCTTTATTATACATATCTGAAACAGTATAAGGGTTTAATTGGTTATTCGGATTTCTTAAAATTTCACCATTTTCTCCCTTGAAAACGATCATTTCTCCATTATTACCGTCGTCTATGTAATCAGGGTTCATCGCTTTAATTTTATCCGTTACTTGCTGAAAGATAACTTTTTTTACGCTTTCCGGCAATTCAGATTTAATTTTAATTCCTGAATAGGCGTTTTGTAAAGTGCTTTCAATTTTCACATTGAACAAGTCTTTTTTGTACTTCTCCCTTTCTTCGTCAAAACGCTTGTTCAATTCTGTGTACAAATTGGTAACATTTTGTAGATCAGCTTTTGTTTGTTTTAAGACTTTGGATATTTCCGCATCTCCAGCACCTTCTGCAATAGCTTTTTCAAGTCTCGACTTTTCTTTCGTCAAATCTTCAACTTGTTTTTTTATTGTATTTGTGTCTGAAATTTTCCCTTTTAATTCGGACAACACCCTTTTTAAATAATCATAAGTCTTTTCAGTGCCATTTTTTTGTATTCCTGCTGAATCTAAAATATCATTGTCCAAAGCACCGTATATTTCCCCTATACGCTTCGCAATAACGCTATTCTCATCATTTTGAGAAAGAGTTGTAATTGCTGCTATTTGTTCTTCTGTTAAGCTTGCTAATGCTGTATTTGCAATTAAAATATCTTTTGTTAACATAAACTTACCCTTTGTTTAATTTAATGCTATTACACTCACTTTTGCCCCATTCACGTCCATTACTGCTATTGAATATTTGGGCGCATTTTCTGTTGTTGAATCAATCAAATAACCTAATACTTTGCCGTAATTCTGTTTGTTGGCTGCTTCCGTTGAAACTAATACAACATCTGTAATTGTCCCTCCCTTAATGCAATTAATGAGTTTTGTTTTTACATCAGCTTCAAGAGCTGCCATTGCTGTTGATACGACAATAAACAAATTGTCCTGTTGAGCTATTTGTGCCATAATCAATTATTTTTTTTGTTAAACTTTTTCTTTCTCTTTTTCTTTCTCTTTTTCTTTCTCTTTTGCTTTCTCTTTTGCTTTCTCTTTTGCTTCTGTATCAGGCAAAATTCCGGCTGCTTTCAATTCCGCTAAAATTTCAGCCTTTAAAGCTTCTTTTTCTGCCGCCTTTTGTTCGGCTATTCTTTTTTCTTTTGCTTCCTTGATTTTAGCTTCATTGTTTTTTAACCACTCTGTTGGGTCGTGGAGAATATCCACTGTATAACCTTGCTTTTTCAAGTTATGCAACAAAAAGTTGTCAAATGATTTCTTACCGAAAACCTGTAATCTTGGTTTACTCATCCTTTCCCCTGTTTCGGCATTAAATTTTTTTACTTCTATCCGGCAATGATACAAGTGTTCTTCTCCTTCCGGAACAACGAAATTTTCAGGCGTAATGTCTAAAATTTTCGTCACATTTTTAGTTTTTGTTTTCTCTTGCATAGTCAAATAATTTATTTGAAATAATACTTATTTTCTCGTTAAATGGTATCTCTGTACCAAATTCAAGGATGTTTATATTTTCCCTTTCAAATCTACGAATAAAATTTGAAAAATTAATTTTCACTTTTAATTCATCCTCGCTTATTAACCCTTTAGAATACAGATCAACAACTTCATTTCTCGTTAAATGTCTGTAAGGCTCTAATTCTGCCAACAAAATCATTCTTTGTAATTGTGTAGGGTTATTCCGGTATTCCGTTTCAATGATTTGGTTGTGAAGCAAATCAAGTTCTCCTTCGCTTGAACCACTATCCTTTGCAACCTTATATCTTTGTCTCAACTCGTTTGCATCGTATATATAAAATTCAGTTCCTAAGTTGATTTTGGCCGAAATAAACGAGTTTCCATACCTCAACCTACATATTGTTTCGTCAACGAATTGTTGTGCCTTCTCAAAGCCTTTTTTAACTCTATTAAGTACGGTTGTTTGACTTTCAAAGTTAGCTTTTATTTGTTGCTCATTTAAAGCATCACGAGTTGTAATTTCTTCGTTCGTTCCAACAATTGAAGTAATTATATCATCCCGCAATCTTTTAACCTCTGAAACGTTGTAATCAAGGCTGCTTCTGTCAACAGAAAGCATTTGAATAGGGTTTTTTAAGTCTGGTTGATCGTCTCCCGGAATAGGTATTTGAACAAAAGAACCTGCCCCTATAATAGGCTTATGCCCGCATTTCGGGCAAGGAATTAAAATACCTGCTTGATCGACTTTGTAATAACCTTGTTTATCCTTTAGAAAGCCACCGTCGCAATAATCTTCATTATCCGCTTTATAATCGCAATTTTGTTCATATCCGGAGTATATAGGATAAGCTCCGTATAAATCAAGATGCCTTTTTGATAAATGGTAAAACAAATACCAATCTAAACTTTCCAACTCTTTGGTTAATGGTGACATCTTAATATCTGGCTCTCTAAGGTTAATTGGTTCATCCCAGAAGAAGCGGGCGGGACAATAACCTAAGTTATGCCTACTTTCTAACAACAACTCTCCAATGTTTCCATTTCTTTCCTGAAAGATATAGTAACTTAGATCATCAATAACAGCGATTTTGTCTCCATTTTGACGGAAAATGATATAATTCATTATGCCGTTATCTTTTGCGGAATAGGTTATAACGCTTTCTATTGGTAGCCAATAAAAATAGGGTTCAGGATATTTTTCTTCACTTCCTTTCAAAGGCATATCAACAATTAAAACGCTGTTTATTTCGCTTTTGAAAAATTCCCAACCTTTTGTACTCCAAATTTCAGGCTCTTTCAATACTTCTTGCCTGTACCATTCCCAATCATCCCGTTGTTCATTGTTCAAGAATTGGTAATTAAATGCGGGATTTCTGCCTTCAAAAATTCTGCTAAGTTTATCAAAACAAATTCCCGTTATCTCGTTGGTTTTTACGGGATAACGGAAAAGTGTTTTAAATACCTTGAACTTATCTTGCGGAATTAAATTAGAAACAAAATTCAGAAAATCGGTAGTAGGTAAACACATTTGAGGCGTTAAGTTCGTCTGTACATGGAACTTTATCCTATTTTGGTGATAAATAGCTCTATTTATTACCTGCCTTTTTCGATTTTCCCTTATTATTTCGGGTATTTTGTTTAATTCTAATACCATTTGTAAGATCAAATTCAAAGTTACTATTTTCGGGTAATTTCCACCCGCCGTTAAATTTCATCCTCAACAGATTTTCTGCATGGCTTATTTCAAAATCTTGCTTTAAATTGTGCTCCTCACAAATCAAAGTCACATTCGTTGTTTTAGCCATTTTACCACTTTTTAAGCCGGTACTAAATCTGTAAGAGGGTTAAAATTCGGAGCAATAATAGCCAAATCATCAGACCAATTAGGCAAGAAAGACCATTGAATTGCGTTGCTGTCCGGAGCTTCAAGCCCACCGAGCGTTTTATCCCCAATAAACAGAGATCGAATGGGTATAGGATAAAATTTTGTTTTCGTTGTTTCATCCTGAATTGCGCCAATAGCTCCATTTTCATCGAAAAGATATACACCCAAGTTATCTCCCCAACTTTCACATTGCAATTCTTTTATTACCTTGATAACAGATTGCGGAGTTTTTCTGAAAACACCGGTAAAAGGCGTCGGTTCTCTACCAACAATCTCCTCAACTCCACCAACAGTATCATTTCCCCCACCAAATGTTCTTGCTGCTCCGCCTTCTGCCGTTGGCGCATTGATATAAGGAGAAATAACAACCTTTGTTCCGTCATTCGCTGCTAACAAGGTTGTCCAAGTTGCCAATACTTTGATGTCTTTTGCAGGTTCAGCGGCACTGTCAAAAAAATTCTTCGTGCCGTCGTCCTTTGTTAAACGTTGAAATGCGACCTTCTGTATCTGTCCAAATGTTTCTGTACAAACAACATTTGGTATTGTCGGAATAGAAGCCGCCGCCGGACATTTACAAATCATAATCTTAAATTTTAATGTTAGAAATAATTTTACTTTGATTTAGTGTACCCCTTACTATTTGCAAACTTACGATTTTCATTCATAAAAACAAAAATAAACACCTAAAATCTCCATTATCAATATAATATAAAAAAATATGTGCCTATCTTCCCAGACAGACACATAAAAAGCATTTTATATTTAGGTTAGTCATTCTTGCAAACGTACAATCTAATAATCTCTATATGGTCAAAAAGAAATATAAAATGCTATTCGTTTATCAAACTAATAATTCGCTATTCTTTGTTTAGTATTTGCTACAAAAGTTTTATTTGAACCTTTGATATTGATTTCTCCCAAGTTCTCCCAATCTCCATTTGCCCATGTCTTTGTTATACAAGAGCCTTTATATTTATCAAGATTGGCTTTAATGAGTTTCTTTGCCGTTGCAAGGGAGTAAAATGTAAATGTATCTTTCCATTCCTCACATTCAACATCACATTCCCACTTTCCCAACTCTTTGTTAAATCTATCTCCTATATAAGTGATCCTTATAGGTTCAGTAAAATAAACTGTATATTGTTTCATTGTCTTTTAAAATTCGATATTATTTTCAATAGCTGCACAAGCGATAACCCAAACTTGTTTGTCAGAAACAAAAGCAACTTGCCTATTGTAAGGGTTCATTTTGCTATCTATTGTTTTAGCTACATTCGAAGCGAAAACATTTAATTTTATTACGCTATCTAAAAGAGTTGATAACTTGTTGAATGCTATTTCAAAAAATGATCTATTATTTACATCTGTGTTAGCATACAATTTAATTTCATTTGCCAAATTTTGCGCTCTCTTGTAATCTTCAGTTCCTTTCGTAATCATATCTTTATTTTTTATTGTTATTGTTATTGTTTTATTTTGATATGACAAATATACAGCTTATTTTTATTCTACCAAAAGAATAGCTTATTATTAGTATCAATTAACAAAAAGTTTTGCTTGGGGGGGGGCAAAAGTTATTATTTTGATCGAATTTTCGATTTAAGGAACTTTCTTCAGACTGCTTGGCATCTTATCCAAAAGAAAAAGAAAGTGCCGGAAA